GCGGTTATGACGGATGAGGTGAAGATGGAACGGGCTCTTACTTTGTGGGAGAACGAAATGTCCTTGCCACTGCCGAAACAGGCGAGCGATCATGTTGCTTTGCTCCCTCGGAGGCGTGACCTTCGACCTAAGAAGAACCGGATGTGTGTGGTCGGGTGGTCGCTTATCGTTTCAGCGTTGGTGGTTGGTGTGACTGTGATTGTGGTGTCATTGTGAGGGCCGGGTGGGTTTTCATCGGCCTAGGTGTTGGTAGCGCTGTGCTGTTCCAACACTTAGACTCACTGATTTTCGGTGGGTTGCTTGTCCTGATGGGTGTTTGGGTTTTGACGATAAAGGAGCCGGTTCGATGATGGATTTGCGGATGGATGGGCGGGACATTTGCTTACGCCTACGGGATGATGTGTGGCAGATAGGGGAACCTGGGACACTGTGCATCACTCGGGAGCAGGCTTACTTCCTGCGGGCTCACTTGAATGCGCTCGATGCGGCGTTCTATGACGAGCCTGAAGACGGCTAACGCTCGTGTGGGAGGGTGCCTGCCCAGATTCCATAGGGTTCTTGCGCTTCGATAGCGTAGGCGAAACATTGAATCAGCAGCGGGCACTCTTTGCACAACGCTTTGGCCGTTCGGATCGCGTACTCCCTGGTCTGTTTGTCGGGGAAGTCTTCGGGGAAGAAAATGTCGGGGATGTCTTGACATGGCACACCACCGATTTTGACAATGGCTGCACTGAAGTCGCGGTAGCTTTGTCCCCGGTTGCTCATACAGTAAAGGTTAGTGGAGGTTTCAATGGTTGAGAACAATGTGACGGATATTCGGGCGGCTCGGTTAGCTGACCTGATTATGGCTGAGTGGTTGGATTCGCAATCTGATTCGGGTGCAATCTGGGAGAAGTCTTGGGCTGCTTTGAAACTTGCTAAGACGGAGAACCCGGAGGAAGTGTTTCGTGAGGCTTTGCAGATAGCTCACGCTCGTTGGAAGAAGATGTTCAATGTTAAGTCCTGACCAGTTTGTGGCTTCTAAGTCGGTCAATGCTGAACGGTGGTTGTCGGCTCGTAGGGAGGGTGTGACGGCTACGCAGGTGGCGAAGGCTGCATCGGGGCCGGGCGGGTTTGAGCAGGCGGTGGAGGATTATCGTGCCGACTTTGTGGAGAACGATAACCCGTATATGGCGTTTGGTCGTGCCTGGGAAGGGCCGATTTCGATGTTCCTGAAAGACAAGCATGGTGTGATGCCGAATGATTGGCTGATTTCATCCAGGGTGAGCGACCACTATCTCTGCACACCTGACGGGCTCACGCTCGAACATCACGCAATCTCTGAAGTGAAGACTACGGGGAAGGATTGGAACCCGGTGAAAATCCCGTTACAGTATCGGCGGCAGGTGCAATGGCAACTGTTTGTGACGGGTGCAGAGTTCTGCTATTTTGCGTGGTTGCTCAGGGAGGAACGGGATGGGGCGTTTATGCCGGCCTGGTTTGACCCGAAGGTGATAAGGATTGAGCGTGATGAGGAGATGATTGTTTCGTTGGTCAGGGTGGCTGACGATTTATGGGAAAGGGTGAACGATGACAATACAGTTGCATGAAATAACACCAACACTGATTGAGCAGTTGTTGGAGCAGTCTGAGGAGGATCGTCTTAGGGCGTTGACTCGTTCGGAGGTGCAAACTTTGTCGGCACAGTGGAAGCGGGCAAAGCGTGAGGCTACGGAATTGTTGACGTGTTGCAAGATGCGTGCGAAACGGTTGGATGGTCTTGGTGTGGATCATGAGGCGATTGCGGAAATGTTTGAGGTTCCGGTGAAGACTGTCGGGGCTTGGGTTCGGTCTGGTGTGACTGTGATTGCGAAAGGGTGAGTGATGACTGAAGTTGTGGTGACAGTGGAGCTCGAGGCGGAAGTGTATGTTCGGCTTTTGAACGCTGCGAATGAGGTGGGTGTCCCGGTGTCTGAGTATGCCGAGGCTTTGATTGCTAACTATTTGGAGGAGAATTATGGCGAGGTTTGATTTATCCCAGTATTCGACTGTGGCGGAGCGTATTGATGCGTTCTGGGCTAAGTATCCTGACGGCAGGTTGCACACTGAGCTGGTGCATTTCTCACCGGAGCAGGTTGTCATCAGGGCTGAGGTGTATCTGGATCGTAAGGATGAGCGCCCGGTTACAGTGGATTACGCGGAGGAACGTATTGACAGCTCCCCGGTGAACCGTGTCAGCATGGTCGAAAATTGCGCTACCAGTGCCATAGGTAGAGCGCTCGCAGACTTAGGTGGGGCGTTCACCGGGTCTAAGCGGCCTAGCGCGGAGGAGATGCAGAAGGTTGCACGTCACGAAGGGTCACAGAAATCGCGTGACTGGTTGACTGAAGCAATGAGCCTCACCGATGTTGACTTGTTGCGTATGCTATGGGCAGAAGCACAGCAGGCTGGGGCGAACCCGGATGTGTTAGCGAAGGTGAAAGCTCATGCAGAGTCAATCGGTTCTGGCGGCCTCGGTGAGGGAACTGTTGCAGGCGTATCAGGAAAGCCTGGAAAACGGTGACCCTGATGTGGATGTGTTTCGGGTGGCTCTCATTGAAAGGTTGGTGATGGTTTGTGATTCAATCGGAGATCGTCAAAGAACTGTACGAGCTAACGCAGGAGAACCGGAAGGGGATTGAGTTTTACGCGGAGGCTATGGATCGGCTTGCCCGGTGTGAGAACACGTTGGACACGGTTGAGGCTCACGCGTTTATTGCAGCGGAGGGGCCGGTTGTGGAACGTCAGGCACGGGCGAAACTGGCTTCGGCTGATGCACGCCTGGAACGGGATTTGGCGAAGGCTCAGGTGGAGCGTGTTCGAGCTAAGTTGCGGATGATTGAGTCCTCGATTATGGCGCAGGCTACTGCTGCGAAGATGGTGCAGGCGGAGATGAAACTGTGACGAGGGTGTGGTCTGACCGTTGTGATGATTGTGGTGGGGGTTGGTTCCCTGATGGTTGTCGCTGTAAGGAGGAGTCGTGAGGGCTTGGGTTGTGGTTGTGAAGGAAGTGGATGGCGGCTTTGAGGGTGACATTGAGAACCTGGGTGGGGCGTTTGGTGCAACCATGTTTGAGTTGATGGATCGTTTGCGGTGGATGATGGTGGAGTCTGAGGAGAACGGGCGGCAACTGTGAGCCTGGTGTTGGATGACGGGATGTCTGAGGAGGAGTTTATGGCGTGGTTGGCGAGTTTGGACACGTCTGAGGATGTTGGGGAGCAGGGTTAGGCTGTTATGCTTGTGGTGAGTGCTGAGTCAGTTTTTGCTGGGGCAGGTGCTTACCCGCAGTATTTTTGGATACCGCAATGCCGAACCCCTCTGGGTGTCTAACTCTCGAAAGATGTAGTTAGGTGTTCAGGGGGGTTACGTGCTTCTACGCTCCCGTTTCATCAGGTTATACGCTACCGAAATATCAGTGTCCCTTATCCTGGTGAAATCTGCGTTATTGCACACATTAGGGAACTTTCATTGGGTTAGATCGTGTGAATCGGGCTGATTGTGTGTGAGCGCACAGAATGTCGGCGTACTCAGTCACGTTCGTGTTTGTCGGCGTATGCCGTAACCCCGGTGACGTGCTTGCGCAGAGGCCATCCGGGGTCTTCGGGTGCAAGGTTAGCATGGGCAACAGAAAAGCCCCTCCGTAGAGGGGCCTTCCTGAGTATGTGGGTTAGCGCTGTGCGAATAAGCGCTCGTACTCCGAGTTGATTTCTGCAATCTCTGGGTTCTCGTTGCGGAGATATTCCCAAATGATTGAATCGTGGAAGTCAATCAACCCGGCTGTGTCGTTGATCCGAACGCTTGCCCGAACGACCTGCTCGCCAATCATGTTCGTTACGGTTTCAACGCTGCGGATGACAGCGATGCGAGAGCTTCTCTTAGATACGTGGCGAAACTTGATTACATCGCCGTGGACTAGTTGGTTGGCGTTCATGGTTTCCCTTTCTTCGGTGTTGCTCATGACTCTAGTGTATAGGACTAGACACGCCATGTCAAACTAATCCGCAAACTATTTTTCTGACGATTTGCACGGTTCAAACCCGACCAAATGTCTAGTGGAGCAGCGGGGAATCGAACCCCGGTGTTGACCGAATCGCTTGCGCGGGTTCTCGGTCAATCGAATCCATCCTGCCCCAGCTCCAAGTATAAGCGCATACTATTTGCAGGTCACTTCGGCTTTCCGTTGCGGATGCGAGCCCGTTCCTGCGTGACTTCGGGTGACATAAACTGGGGGCATGGCCTTGTCGTTGAAAATCCGCAAACTCATCGAGGCTCGTGACGATCACTGCTACCACTGTGGGCAGACGGAAGAATTGCAAATTCATCACAGACGGAATAAAGGCATCGGTGGATCTAAGCTTCTGGACACTCCCGATAATCTGATGCGGGTTTGTGCAGCCTGGAATTATGGGATGGAGGCTGACCCGAGAATTGCGAATCAGGCTCGGGCGTGGAATCATAAGCTGCCGTTGTGGGAGAGGGAGAATTTGCCGGTGTTTGACCGGGCTGGGGGTTGGTGGTATCTTCAGCCTGATGGCAGTAAGGAACGCTCAGACTGGAAAGACGCAGCGTTCTAGGCGGTACAATAGAGTGAGGGCCGAAGCTTAACACTCCGACCCTCACAGAAAAACCGATGATAACGGCATCGGCTTAGATTCCAGTCTAGCCGATAGAAAAGGCTAAACATGGAACAATCAATCAGGCTAGAGCGCCGGTTCGCAATCATTGACGAATGGCTCCTCGACTTAGACATCTCTGACCGGGCTGTGAGGCTGTACGCGGTGCTCGCTCGCTATGCGGATAGTGAAACGCATAAGGCTTACCCTTCACGCGGCACTCTGGCTGAGCGCCTACATTGCTCGAAGGCTTCCGTAGATCGCGCTGCGCAAGAGCTCGTTGATGCTGGGGCTATGACCAAGCAACAGCGACACAACAGTTCGGTCATTTATACGCTCCAAGTGTCCTCACCACTGCATAGGGGGGTAGTCACGGGTGATGAGGGGGGGTCTGCACCGGTGATGACGGGGGTACTCACGGGTGATGACCTAACTAGAACCACTGAACTAGAACCACAAGAACGAAAACCACTTAACTCTGCGATAGAACAATTTTGGGCAATCTATCCTCGAAAGACAGCTAAAGGCAGAGTCCCTGACGCTCTACGAAAAGCGCTTAAGAAGGCAACGATTGAGGAAATCGTGGCTGGTGCTGAACGGTACCGTGACGATCCAAACCGTGAGGATGCGTTCACTCAGTATCCTGCGACCTGGTTGAACGCCGAAGGTTGGGAGGATGATCCGTTGCCATTGAGGGTGACGATGGGTGTGCGTAAGTTGACGAACGCGGAGCAGGGTGCTTTGCTTGTCAGAAAGTTTGAGGCTGAGGAGGCTGCGGAGAAGCTCCGGCCGAAGGAAATAGATTTCGATTATGGGTCAATGATGAAAGGGATAGAAGATGAATAAAGCTGAGATGACTAAGGTGTTGTCGTTTTGTGCAGCGTTGGATGGTCAGCAGGTTACTGAGGCGAAAGTGTTGATGTGGTTGCAAGTGTTGGATGGGGCTTCTTATGAGGAGGTTCAGACGGCGATTGTGCCGGCGTACACAGTTTCGTTGAATGGGATTGTGACGGCTCGAGGCTTGTTGGATGTGTTGCACGCGAAGGCGCAACCCGCGAGGCCGGTCATGTATATGGAGGGTGAGGCTGACTTGGATGAAGCAGGTTGGCGTTCTGATCCACAGCCGGTGTGTGAGGAGCATGGGTTGCACATTTTGCGGTGTGATGATTGTTGCAAGTTGTTGCATTATCAGGCTGGTTGGATGGATGCGGATGCTCGGCATTCGTGGGCGATGGCTAATCTGTATCAGGCTAAGGAGTTGTGGTGAGCGCGTTGAGGGGTGACGAGGTTTGTGACGAGTTCGAGTGGTTGGTTGCGAACGGGATGAGCGCTCCAATGGCTGCGGAAACGTTGGGCCGGAATGTTGCGGCCATGTCACGGATGTTGTATCGCTATGGGCGAACAGAGCATATTGCGGAGTTGGAGAAGTTTCGTAGGTTCGAGGCGAACATGGTGGGGAAGAAACTGTGAGCCTTTACAGTGACAATTTGTGGGCTGATGCTCATGGGATTGACCTTGACGAGTTGCATCGGGAGCACCCGTTACACCCAGACCAGCTCCGGTTGCGAAGGATTATTACGAGGCGTGCGACAGCGTATTGGGCTCGGGAGCGTTTCCTTGCACGTTTGGGTGATGGTGGTGTGGGTTCTATCCTTGACACACCTGTGCCGGCCCCGGTGGAAATTCCGGTGAAAAAGGCTAGAGTGAAACGTTATGAGTTCACTGATGCACAAATGCAGATTGCGTTTAGGTCTTTAGATGCCGGTGGTGCAGTGTGAGCGTTGCGGTTATGAGTGGAGTGTTTCCTCGAGGCGGGGGAAGCTCATTCTGTGTGCGAGCTGTCGGGCGCGTAGGGTTCAGACGATCTCTGCCACCGAGGGCAAGTGTTTCCCGTGGGGCGGTAGGTTCGCTGCGGATGAAATCACACCGTTGGATGACGATGGGAAACCTATGTTCCCGGGTGTCAGAAGTTGCGGCAATAATGACTGTGTCAATGTGGCGCACGTTATCGGATATGAGAAGGGGTAGATCGTGATTAAGAATGAGGCTCGGATTGAGTTGACTGGTTGGTTGAACAATGTGGCGGACTTCGATTGGGGGAGAGCCCTGAAGGTGTCGGTGGATGTTCGCAAACAGAACCATCAGGGTGAGTGGGAAACAGTGGACAAAACCACCTATGACGTGACCACAGACAATCGGGCACCGTTGGAGGGTGTGAAACAGGTTGTGGTGTCGGGTCGTATCACTGGCACTAACACGTTCCAGAAGCGTGACGGGACTCCTGGGTTTAGCATCAAGGTGCGCGCTGATTCTGTGGCACCTGCGGAGAATCAGGTTGTGTCGGACAAAGTAAATCATGCTGCGGTGAACGCGGTGTGGCCGACTGTAACGCCTGGCGTTATATCCGAGGAAGCACCCTTCTAATGTCTGAGCGTATGCGGAAGATTCTTGAGGCTGGTGAGGACAACCGGCAGGCTGACATTGAGCTTGGTCGACAATTGGAGCGTGACCGGATTCTTGTCTTGTTGCAGTCGTTGATTAGCCTGATTGGGAAGGGCAACTGATGGAATACTTTGGGCGAATCCTCGCATTTTCGATGGGGTTGAACTTCTTCCTGCTGGCCTACCAGGTGGATAATGTGACGGGCGTGTTCGGATGGATTTTCGGTGCCCTTCTCTGCCTGGCCGTGTTGATGTCGTTTATATCTCCTAAGCGATATTCTGGGAGGCGTGGAACTAACCTTTGATGTTGTGGGCCGGCCTGCACCACAGGGGTCGAAAAAGTCAATAGGGAATAATCGTTTTGTAGAGTCATCCAAGTTTCTTCCGGCTTGGCGAAAAGATGTGCGCGTTGCTGCGGAGCACTCTGTGTTGGTGAACGGTTGGGTCAGAGTGTCGGGGCCGGTTGAGTTAGAAGTCATGTTCTATCTTGACCGGCCTTCTTCCGTGTCAACAGTGAAACGCCCTTACCCTGTTGTCCCGCCTGACATTGACAAGTTGCTTCGGAGCGTGCAGGACTCGTTGACCGGGGTTGTGTATGAGGATGATGCGCAGGTGATCCGTGTTTTGGCGTGGAAGGTGTACGCGGACACGAGGGTTCCGGGGGCTTTCATCCGTGTCAACGAATTGTCACAATATGATAACGAGCCGTTTCAATCCTTCGATTTCCTAGATCTGCACGAATAAACTTCCAATCAACCTACGAAAGGAAGCACCAATGAGTGTTCAAGCAACATTGCAGAAGCAAGCAAGCAAGATTAGTGATGACCTGTTCGCGCCCTACTATGAGGCGGCCCGACTGTTGCAGGATGACAACCTGATTTGGGATAAGGACTTCGATGACATTCGCGGAGCTTTGGCACTGGCGTTGAAGGAGTGCGCGTTGACCCGAAACCTGAACCCGTGGTTCTTGGAGGTCGCATACAAACTGATTGCGACTACTAGGGCTAATGCTTGAGGATATGACTCCTCCGGTGCGCGTTTTTCCGTGCATGATTCGCACCGTGTTGGGGAACCTGAGCACTGTTGACCAAAAGATTTTGCGCACTGCTCTCGCAGATCGTGATGCTTGGAGTCATCGGGCGCTGGGGAAAGCTTTGTCTGACCGTGGTATCCCGTTGGGGGAGAAGATTATTCGTGACCGTAGGGACAGACCTTGCGATGACTGTGTCTGTAGGGTGGACTAATGCTAGAGAACCTCGAGCCTGCACAGCGGGTGAAAGCTCCGAAAGACTTTCGACCAGGGCTACAGTTTGACGGTAACGAGGGTATTGCCACCACTGAGGGTTTACCTGCAGCCCCAAACTTTGACGAGTTCCTGTTGGAGCGCGGCTACCCACCTGACGAGTATGAGATTGTGGGCACACCACGGACTTCGCAGTGGCAGCGTTGGGATGGGGAGTGGCTGACGGCGTACAGGTTCCATTTCCGCAGGAAGGTGACAGACCTCGACCTGCCCACGTTGTACGCGCAGGCGAAACGCACCACACCGAAGCCTCCAAAAAAATCCCGTAACACTCGCACATATGTGATTTGTCCTGCTGATTACCAGATTGGTAAGGGCGGCTCGAGGGGCGGACATGAGGAGAGCATCCAACGGATTCATGCCAGCTATGCCCGCATTGAGGAGAAGCTGAAGGCAGGCAACTACGACCACATAGTCATCCTGGACATGGGGGACATTGTGGAAGGCGTGTCGAACAAGGCTGACATGGATCAGTTGATAACCAACACGCTGAGCCCGATGCAGCAGGTTGACTTAGCTTCGGCTCTCATCTGGGATCTCATCAAGTTGGCGTGCAAGTACGCTTCAGTGACTTACGGGTCGGTTGCTTCCAACCATTGCCAGTTCCGTGTGAACAAGGCTGCGGTGGGTAGACCGGGCACGGATGACTGGGGCATTGTGATTCTGCAACAGATTCGCAGACTAGCCACCGAAGTAGGACTGCCCGTGGATCGTTGGCTTGTCCCACAACCTCATGATGAAGGGTTCGCCTTTGATGTGTTCGGTGACGGCTCACACATTCTGGGTGCGATTCACGGCCACCAGGTTGCACGGCCTGACGGGTTCCAAGCGTTCTGGACTAAAGCAGTATTCAACGACACGTATCTTGCAGCGAGCACACTCATGGTGAGCGGGCACTTCCATCACCATCGCGTGGAGCAATTCTCGGGGGCTGAGGGTCGTGAGCGTTGGTGGGTGCAAGCGAGCACGATGGATAACGGTTCGGATTGGTTCACGAGGATGTCGGGTGGTGGTGGGGATTCGACCACAGCGGTGACCTGTTTCGAGTTGGAGGCGGGCGTGCCGTTCCGTGGGAAGATTGACTTACTGTGACCGATGAAAATCCCATTGACTTTGCGAAGATGATGGCATCAGAACGCGCACACAACAGACCACCAATAGAGATCATCACACCAGCGTTCCGAGGGGTAGCACAAAACTTCTTCTCCCTACCGTTGTACCTGTTCCTGGATTTGAAGGCAGCACAACATGACAAGACAGGTGACGAGTTGCTCATCTTGTTTGATGCGGCAGAGCAAGCCTTCACAGAGTTGGACATGGAGAAGCTGGAAGACTTGACGATCACACAGTTCATCGAGGTCATGCAGTCTTGGGTTCACGCTTCAGGACACAATGAATTTCAATAGCCCCTGCCTGAAATGCGGAATCCTGGTGCGCGGTTCTTCATACTGTGGGGGGTGTCGGCCTATACGGGTGGACTCCCCGGAACGACAGGCTAAGAAACGTGAGTTATATAACGCTGACTATAGGAAACGCAGGAAGCAAATAAAATCCCAAGCCACCCACTGCCACCTATGCAATAAGCCATTCGAGTTCGGGGACAGCATAGAGGCAGACCACCTCATCGCAGGACACCCGGACTCCCCGCTCGCACCAGCTCATCGTGAATGCAACCGTAGACGAGGCAACAAGCCACTACTGTAGGGGCCCCGTACGGGTCAACTAGGGGTGGGGTAAATATTAAAACACGTTTCGACCGTCACCCGCCGCCCCAGCCTTCTTGTTCTCTGCAACCATAGACAAGATTCCTGAACCCGCCCTACTTTTACAGAGTAGACTAGAAGGGCTATGTGTTACGGCTGCGGAACTCTCGGGATTGACTGTATCGTGTTTGACGATCTCGGCCAATACTGCAGCCTAGATTGTCAGGCTTTGCGGGCTAAGCGCGGTGGAACTAATGTGCCAAAGACTTTGGTGTGCCCGGTTTGTTCTACGAAGTTCTTGACTCGGAAGTGGCGATCTGTGAAGTATTGCTCGACAGAGTGCAAGGTGAACGGTAATCGGGTTGCGGCTAGGGAACGTCATCAGCGCCTGATGGCAGAGCGTGGGCCGGTGAAAATTTGGTCGTGCGGTTTCTGTGACGGTGATATTGAGTTGCCTGTTTCCTACACTGGGGCCGGTAAGTACCATGACGATTGCAAGGTGAAGGCTAGGCGTGCGCGGAATCGGATTAAGACGGTTCGCAGGCAGGGCGCAAAGTCGGTGGAACGCATTACTCATGAGGAGGTTGCGGAGCGTGATGGTTTCGTTTGCCACATTTGCAAGCAGTTGGTGGATATGTCTTTGCCGAGGACTTCGAAGCTTGGCGCTACGCTTGACCACGTAATCCCCATTTCTAAGGGCGGCGTTGATTCTTTGGAAAATCTGAAGCTAGCTCATTGGGTTTGTAATGTTCGGAAGTCTGACAAGTTGGAGGATGTTGGTGCCTAACCCTGGTAAGTCTGCAAGCAATAAGCAGCTGATTGGTTCTCGTGCGCCTTCGGTCAGTGGTGATTCGATTGAGTTGCATGAGGTTACTGACACACCAGAACCGTTGCGCCGTATTGATGGGCATGGCTTGGATTTGTGGAATCGTACTTGGTCGCTTGGTCAGACGTGGATTTCGCAGGACACTGATATTGAGTTGCTTCAGTTGACTTGTGAAATGGTTGATGAGCGTGAGCAGTTGCGGTCTTACGTGTTGGAGAACATTGATGCTTGGCATGAGCGCCGGGCTTTGCGCGACTTGGATAAGGCGATTGTTTCTAATCTGTCCCTGCTGGGTTTCACGCCAACGGATCGTATGCGCCTGGGTGTTAGTCAGGTGAAGGCTAAGTCGAAACTTGAGGAGTTGATGGAGCGCCGCGCTAATCGTGAGGATGCGCGTGGATAGTTGGCCTCCGGCCTGGTTGACTCCGGTTCCTGAAACGGCGTTGGCTAAGGGTCGGGTTATGGAGCCGGTGGTGGATTTCGTTGAGGCTTTCGGTATGGTGACGAAGGACTCTGTGGCGGGTAAGGCTGGGAGCCCGTTGGTGTTGCGTGAGTGGCAGAAGTCTTTGCTCGAACATTTGTTCGCATGGGATGAGGATGGAATCCGTGCACGTGTTTCCCTTGTCGGTATGCCACGGAAATCAGGAAAAAGTGCGCTGGGTTCTGCGATTGGTCTTTACAGTTTGATTCTGGGCCCTCGTGGTGGGGAAGTGTATTCGGTGGCTGCGGAGAAGGAGCAGGCCCGCATTGTGTTTGCGGATGCTAAGCGCACTGTGGAGGCTTCGCCGGAGCTGTCAGCGTTGACGAAACTTTATCGGGATGCGATTGAGTTGCCTTCGTTCAACTCTGTGTATCGGGTGCTCAGTGCTGAGTCTGTGACTAAGGAAGGCTTGTCCCCGACCACGGTGATATTTGATGAGTTGCACGCGCAACCTGACCGGGAACTGTTTGATGTGTTCTCGCTCGCTATGGGTGCTCGTGGGAAACTTGCGACCCTCATTGCGATCACTACGGCTGGGGTTCGTTCGGATCGCACTGGCAAAGATTCCATCGCGTTCAATCTCTATAACTATGGGAAGCGTTTGGCTTCGGGTGAGGAGAAGGATGACACGTTCTTTATGGCGTGGTGGGAGGCACCGGAGGGGGCTGATCATCGTGACCCTGAAACGTGGCGGGCCGCTAACCCTGGGTTTGGCGATTTGAATGCTGAGTCGGATTTTCATTCGGCTATCAAACGCACACCTGAAGCGGAGTTTCGTATCAAGCGGTGCAATCAGTGGGTGTCGAGTGTGGAAACCTGGTTGCCTGCCGGGTCGTGGGATGAGTGTGCTGGTGAGGTAAACCTAACCTCGGATGATGAGATTGTGCTCGGGTTTGACGGGTCATATAACGGTGACGCTTCGGTGATTGTGGGTGCTGTTGTTCCGAAGGGTGACGAGCCTGTGAAGGTGTTTATGGTGAAGGCGTGGGAGAAGGATTTGGAGCATGACGGCCCTGAGTGGCGGGTGGACATTGGGGAGGTTGAGCAAACAGTTTTGGATTTCTGTCAGAAACATAATGTGAAGGAGATCGCGTGCGACCCGTTCCGTTGGCAACGGTCTATGGAGTTTTTGGAGAATCAGGGGTTGCCGGTGGTGGCGTTTCCGCAGTCCCCGCAACGAATGATTAAGGCGTGTGCCGGATTCTTCGATGCTGTGGCCGAGAAGCGCCTAATCCATGACGGCGATCCGTTGCTTGCCCGCCACATAAGTAACACGGCTATCAAGTTGACTCCTGCCGGCCCTCACATCAAGAAGGAGTCCCCCTCGAGCCCCAGAAAAATTGATGCATGTGTAGCCGCGATTCTGGCGGTTGACCGGGCCTCCGGTAAGATAGAAGAAACGGTTGTGCCCGAGTTTTTTGGTTAGGGGTCTGATGGCTACGATTTTGCAGGTTGCGGGTATGGCCGGAATTACAGTGGGCGTGTTACTGCTGAGTGTTCCTGCCGGGTTGGTTGTTGGTGGGTTGTTTTTGTTGATTACCGGATTCGCGTTGGGGAAATAATAAGTGCTGAATAGACTTTTTGAGCAGCGGGCCGTTTCGTTTCAAACAATTTTCGAGGCCGGTGACGATCTAGCGTTCGGGAACCTGTCGGACACTGCGATTGATTCCAAGACTGTGTTCCAGGTGAACGCGGTTTATTCTGCCGTGTCCCTTATCGCTGACACGATTAGCACCCTGCCTTTGGATTGTTTCATCCGTATTGACGGTCAGAGGCGTGCGTTCCGACCTAAGCCTTCATGGGTTGAGAAGCCGGACATTGCGTTGCCTCGGGTGGCGTTCTATAACTCAGTCATTGTGTCTTTGATGCTTGACGGTAACGCTTTCATTCGCGTGTTCTCGAACCGTGCTGGTGAGGTTGTGAACCTGGTGGTGCTAAACCCTCGCGCTGTTGAGGTGAAGCGCACTCCTCGGGGCACGTTGACTTTCACGGTTGAGGGTGAGGGGAAGGTGCTTTCGCAGGAGGAAGTGATTTTCATTCCTGATGTGTTGCGCCCTGGCACTATCCGTGGTGTTTCGCGTGTGGAGGCTTTGAAAGAAAACTTTGGTTTGGCGTTGGCGTTGGAGAAGTTTGCTTCCACGTTTTTCGGTAAT